CCCGGGATGGCGATCACTGGGGCCTTTTGTCGGATGATGCAAAAAACGCGGACAACCGGGCTTTGGAATTAAAGTTGCGCGATTTGGTTGGGCACTATTCCAGCCGCGAAACTTTCGACGATATATGCCAGCAAATGCGTGACGCCGCCGCCGATGTGATCGAGGGCGAGGCCACCGATGTGACAGACGTTGTCAACAATTTGGGTCGCGTCATGCAGCTGACCAAAAAAGAAAACAGCGACGTTTTAAATGGCCTGATGGCGACAATCGGCCAAGCCGGATATGAAAACAGCCGCCCTCTATCTCGTGCAACACTTGTGAACGCGGTGACGGCCGTGTCGCACCGGGCCGATATTGACGACGTTGACACATGGCAACAACGCGGTGGCCAGCTGCTCAATATGTCCGCCCGTGATTGGCAGCGTGTAGCCGCCTAAGCCCGGCAGTATATACCGCCCAACTGGCCCGCCATTGTGCGGGCCTTTTTTTATTTGATCTTTAGAAATTTATATGCGAGAAATCTTATACCGGGCGGCTTCCGTCCGGCAACTTTACATTTTGGAGAATGTACCATGACACACCCAATCGAAAATATGCCGATCTCAGGCGGGAATTTTGTTGACGCTTTGATTGTTGAACGTGACAAATTAAAAGCCGATCTGGCCGCTGCTCAAGACCAGCTGGCCGATGCCAATCGCTTCAAAGCGGGCTTTGCCGATTTGTTTGCAGATCAAATTGACGCCGCTGTGAAATCCGCGATGGTCGAATATGAGAGCGATTTTGATATTAGCGCATATGAAATCGAAATCCAAGAAATCGCCCGCGATGGTTTTGATGCCAGCGACCACAGCGACGATATAGCGGACGCGGTTGGCTTTGATATGTACGATTACAAAGCAGAAGTGGCGGACATTGTCAGCGATGTTCTGCGCGAGGCAACAATCAAGCTGGAGGTGTAAAGATGCGGCTTACCAAACCCCAAGCGCAAACCCTTTACCGCAAGTGGATCGACGGCCAGCACGAACACGGCAGCACCCGCGACGTTTCTTTTCTGGCTTTCCGTCGGACAGTTGAGCCCACATATGACGATAGCGTTATGGTCCAATGGTGCGGGATGTATATTGGCATCGAGGCGGACGGATACCCTCACAGCTGAAAACTTCTAAAAATTAAAACTGGCCCGCCCTATTGATTGGCGGGCCAGTTTCGTTTTATGATATGGGATAACCCGCATACATGGAGAATGCACAATGTTAAAAACTGTAGAAACAAGCCGCGCCCAAAAGACAAAAGGGTTGGCCGTAACCTATCGCGCCGGGTCGCAAGAGAAATTCGGCACTTGCCCGACCAGCTGTGAATTGAACCCGTCGGGCTGTGGCGCGTCGAAGGTCGATCAAGAATATCTTGAGGCCTTATCTCGGGCGGTTCCCGCTAAAGGGGTCGCCTTCACTTATTCCCACTTTGCGCCGATCCATTGGTTTAAGAAAAACGCACCGGGTCGAACTGTTATAAACTTCTCTTGCAAAACTATTGCCCAAGCCGCGTTATATGTCAGCCGCAAAAGCCGCGCCATAAATGTTCCCGTTGTGGTTACTGTGGCGCTTGATTTTTGGAACGGCCGCAAATCAGTTGATAGTGACGGCGCGCGTTTTGTCCGATGCCCGGCCGAATATCTGCCCCAGTTTGGTTGCGCCCAGTGCGGCAATGGCGACCCACTATGCGCCCGGCTGGAGCGTGATTATGTCATTGGATTTACCGCGCATGGGGTTCACAAAAAGAAAGCCGCAAACCCGGATGACCCCGGCGGATGCTATGCCAGCGGCGGCAACGTTCTTTTACATTGGGAAGCGACGGCCGATCAGGCGCAAGATGAAAGCGACGCGGACAAGGTCACCCGCTTTGCAAAAAGCTTGGCACCGCGGACGATATTGCGCCACCACATCGCCGGAGACATTGGCGACGATTAAACCCGCGACCCCATTAGTTGACGATCTGGCCCGCCATCGTGCGGGCCTTTTTCGTGCCCTCTGGCCGATCTTATCGCCCGGTTACCCAATCCAATTGCACCAGCTGCACCACAGCGCCGGTCATTATCTAAAATAGTTAAACAAGCCGGGCCCTGCCCCTTGCACCCCGGCCAAACCTACCGGGCCCGAGATCCGCGGGCGGACATCGATGTCCGATTTCATCGGCCAGCTGGCCCCCGGCGCGCAGAAAATTTGCCAGCAGCGGATCAATTTCGCCCGCAATTTTCCCCCAGCTGGCCGCAATTCTTGCCCGCTGCTGGCAGAAAATCGTGCGCGATAAATAGTTATCGGCCCGCGGTCCGCGATCGATCGGCCGGGGAAAACGGCCCGGGTCCCCCGGATATCGGGTCAGAAAACCATGATTTTAAACGAAAAAACGCGATCCGCGCGACGCGGCCCCCCGCGCACCGGAGCGGGGGCTAGGGCCATGTTTCTCTCAAATATTTACATAAAATTTCGTTTGGCCTATAACTATCCTATAAAAGGGCATATAATCCCATAAAATAGCTAGGGTCCCCCGATGAATGTTAATCTAAATCCGGCACAGCAAGAGAAAGCTTTGAAGCTTGAATTGAGGCTCGCTCAGATAGCCAAGAACGAGGGTTGTCAGGAAAACTTTTTGGACTTTGTCCGTGCGATGTGGCCCGAGTTTATCGCTGGAAGGCATCATAAAATAATTGCGGACAAGCTTGAGCGGGTCGCGAGCGGCGAACTAAAGCGTCTGATTATCAACATGGCTCCGCGGCACACGAAGAGTGAGTTTGCGTCGTTTTTGTTTCCTGCTTGGATGATGGGCCGTGATCCGCGAATGAAGATCATACAGGCTACGCACACGACGGAGTTAGCGGTTAACTTTGGTCGTAAGACTAAGAATCTTTTGGATCAGGATGGTTACCGCGAGATTTTTCCTGACGTTAAGTTAGCTGCGGACAGTAAGGCGAGTGGTCGTTGGGACACGAGTGCTGGCGGGATGTATTATGCTGTTGGTGTTGGTTCGAATTTGGCGGGTCGTGGTGGTGATTTAATTATCATTGACGACCCTCATTCGGAGCAGACTGCGATGAGTGCTCATGGTTTTGACGATGCTTGGGATTGGTATACTGGGGGTCCCCGGCAGCGTTTACAGCCGGGTGGTTCTATTGTTTTGGTTCAGACTCGGTGGTCTGAGAAGGACATGACTGGTCAGTTATTGCGGGCGATGGCTAAGGACCCTTTAGCGGATCAGTGGGAGGTTGTTGAGTTACCTGCTATTTTTGATGACGAGACTCCTTGTTGGCCTGAGTTTTGGAGTTTAGAGGATTTGACCGCGGTCCGCGCGTCTATCCCTCCGAGCAAGTGGAATGCGCAATATCAGCAGAATCCTACTGGTGAGGAGAATGCGATTATCCCTCGGGAGTGGTGGCGTCGTTGGGAGTCTAAGACGGTTCCTCAGTTAGAGTATGTGATTCAGAGTTATGACACTGCTTTTAGCAAGCGCGAGACGAGTGACTTTAGTGCTATTACGACTTGGGGTGTATTTTATCCGAACGAGGGTGGGAGTGGTCCGAATTTAATATTGTTGGACAGTAAGAAGGGTCGTTGGGATTTTCCTGAACTGAAGCAGATTGCTTTTGAGGAGTTTCAGTTTTGGGACCCTGACACGGTAATTGTTGAGGCGAAGGCGAGTGGTTTACCTTTGACGCAGGAGCTTAGAAATTCGGGTATTCCTGTTGTAAATTTTACTCCGAGTAGGGGTAATGACAAGGTTACGCGGGTACATTCTGTCAGTCCTTTGTTTGAGGCTGGGATGGTTTGGGTCCCTGACAAGGTGTGGGCAGACGAGTTAATTGAGGAGGTTGCGGCGTTTCCTAATGGCGAGCATGATGACTTGGTTGATAGCATGACACAGGCTTTAATGCGTTATCGTCAGGGTAATTTTGTTCAGTTGCCAACAGATGATTGGCAAGACGAAGAAGTTTCTGCTAAGGTGCGTGTATATTATTGACGGAGGGCCTTATGGCTATTGGCGGATTGATGGACACCAACGTCCCAAGTCAGTTGGATGAAGATGATTTACGGGCTGAGATTGAGCTTGAGATACCGGATTCTGGGGCGGACCCGTTTTTGGTTTCGGCTGATTTAGGCGAGGGGGCCCCTGAGATTGAGATTGTCGCGGAGGGTGACGGCGGTGTTACGGTAGACTTTGATCCGTCTGACATGCGCGGGGACTCTGACGATTTCTACGCTAATTTGGCTGAAGAGATACCGGATCGTGAGTTGAGTGCTATCGCGTCTGATTTATTGGGTGCGTATGATTCCAACCGGGCGAGTCGTCAGGAGTGGGAAGACACTTACAAGAATGGTTTAGAGCTTCTTGGCTTTAATTACGAGGAGCGGACGATGCCGTTCCGCGGTGCGAGTGGTGTTACGCATCCTTTGTTAGCGGAGGCTGCTACGCAGTTTCAGGCTCAAGCGTTTAATGAGTTATTGCCTTCCAGCGGGCCTGTTCGGACGGTTGTTTTGGGCAAGGACACTCGTGAGAAGCAGGACCAAGCGAAGCGTGTCAAGCAGTTTATGAACTATTACATCACGAATGTCATGGAGGATTACACTCCTGACATGGACCAGATGTTGTTTTATTTACCGCTTGCTGGGAGTACGTTTAAGAAAGTTTACTATGACGAGGGTTTAGGCCGTGCGATTAGTAAATTTGTGCCTGCGGAGAACTTGGTTGTTCCTTATGACACTGCGGATTTGGACAGTTGTCCTAATATAACGCAGGTTGTTCGTATGGATTTGAACGATTTGCGCAAGAAGCAGATTGCGGGTATTTACTTAGACATTGATGTTATTCCATCTCAGGGTGAGGTTACTGGTGTTCGTAACGAGATTGACCGGATTGATGGTTTTGAGCCTAATCAGATTGATTACGACTGCACTTTGCTTGAGTGCCACGTTGATTTGGACTTGTCTGGGTACGAGGAGCTTGACGACGATGGTGAGACTACGGGGATTAAGGTTCCTTATATTGTCACTATTTCGCAAGATAACGGGCAAATTCTGTCTATTCGTCGTAATTATGCGGAGGATGACGAGCGTAAGCGTAAGATCAATTACTTTGTGCATTACAAGTTTTTGCCGGGGTTTGGTTTCTACGGCTTGGGTTTAATTCATACTATTGGTGGATTAGCGCGGTCCGCGACGAGTTCTTTGCGTCAATTGATTGATGCGGGTACGTTGTCGAACTTACCTGCGGGTTTCAAGGCCCGCGGCCTGCGGATCAGGGATGACGACGATCCTTTACAGCCGGGTGAATTTAGGGATGTTGACGCTCCGGGCGGCGCGATTCGTGACAGTTTGATGCCTTTGCCTTTCAAGGGTCCTGACCAGACGTTGTTTAATTTGTTGGGATTTGTTGTACAGGCTGGTCAGCGGTTTGCGACGATTACAGACATGAAGGTTGGCGACGGCAATCAGGACGCGGCTGTCGGCACTACGATAGCGATGTTGGAACAGGGTTCTCGTGTGATGAGCGCGGTTCACAAGCGTTTGCATTATGCGATGCGTTTAGAGTTCAAGATTTTGGCTCGTGTGATGTCGGAGAGTTTACCGCAGGAGTATCCTTATTCTGTTGCTGGCGACGATTCGTCGGTTATGGCGAAGGATTTTGATGACCGTGTAGACATTGTACCTGTTTCTAATCCGAACGTATTTAGTCAGGCGCAGCGGATTGCTTTGGCTCAGACTAAGTTGCAGTTAGCTGGTGCGGCTCCTGAGTTGCATAACATGCACGAGATTTACCGTGACATGTATGAGGCTTTAGGTGTTACGGATGTTGAGCGGATTATGCAGTCTTTACCGGACAGCGAGCCGCGGCCCACGGACCCTGCTCAGGAGAACATCAACGCGTTAGAGGCGATCCAGTTAAATGCGTTTACGGGTCAGGATCATCAGTCTCACATTATGGCTCACTTGGTTTTTGGCGCGAGTCCGATGGTTGCGCAGATGGCTCCTGTGGCGATTTCGTTGCAGAAGCACATTATGGAGCATGTGAAGGTTCAGGCTGAAGAACAGGCTATGGCTCAAATGCAGCAAGTTCCGGGTGGCGACGAGGGTCAGATGGAGATGCAGTATCAGGCTATGGTTGCTCAGTTGGTAGCGCAGGGTATGCAACAGGTCAAAGAGATGTCTGGACAATTAACTGGTCAGGGTCCTGATCCTTTGATACAACTCAAGGAGAAGGAGCTGGAGATCAAGTCTCAAGCGGAGCAATCGGATGCGCAGATCGATCAGGCGAAATTGCAGCTTGACGCTCAGAATCAGCAGATGCGGGCCGAGCAGTTCCAGCAGCGTCTGGCGAGCCAAGAGGCTCAGACGGACAAACGGATTGAGAGTGCTATGCAGCGTGAGTTGTTGAAACAGAGAGGACAGAATAATGGCTAAAGTAAAGGTAAACGGTTCAGCGCCGGGTCCCGCTCCAAAAGCGGTTCCTTACGCGGATATTAAGGGCCAAGGGCGTATTCCTTATGGCAAGACTGCGGATGTTAAGGTTCCTTCGTCTGTTACGGATTATTCTGGTGAGATGAAAATGCGTCGTGGCGTGGCTCGTGGAATGGGTGCGGCCAAGCGTGGCGGCGGTTATACTGAGTGCTAGGCTGTGGAAATTGCGGCACTTTGGAACGTCGGATTAACTGCGGCAGTAGGGTTTGTTGGTTGGTGGGCTAAGACTCAGCACGACGAAGTTAAACGTGTGCAAATTCTTTTGAACCGGACCCGCGAGGAGATGGCGAAGGAATATGTAACAAAAACAGATAGTTCGGCTGTAATGGGCCAGATTGTTGCTCGTTTTGATCGAATAGAGGAAAAAATAGACCGGTTGATGGAGCGGTGAAATGTGGTGTGTTCTTGTATTTGTCGGGTACGGACACACTTTCGTAAACAACTATGGCACGAAGTTCTATAAAATTTGCTACTACGACTGTGGCGCAACGGGCGGAAAGAACGGTCAATGGCACGATAGACGATACGTTGTCCACCCAGACGCTTACTGCCCCGCGAGGTACATGGACACATGATTGATCCTATCTCAGCCCTTTCAATTGCAGCCTCTGCTGTATCTAGCGCCAAGACCCTGCTGGCTGCTGGCCGGGATGCGTCAGGCGCATTAAGTAAGTTTGCTGGTGCAGTGAGTGACGTGAATTACGCCGCTGAGAAGGCCAAGAATCCCAGCATCTTTGCATCATTGACGGGCTCTGCCGAGCAGGCTGCGATAGATGCTTTCTCTGCACAAAAGCGTATGCAGGCTATGCGTAAGGAAATTGAAACGATCATTCAGTTCCAATACGGGCCTACTGGCTTAAAAGAATATAAGGACACTCTTCGCAGGGTTCGAGAGCAGCGCAAGAAAACCGAGTACCGCAAAGCCGAGATCAAAGAGGCTATAATAATGTGGGTTGTAGGTGGTATTATCGTGATGGCTGGCATTGCTGGGCTTGCAGTAGTTTTGTATTTCTTAGGTAAACAACAGGGGAAATGGTAATGGCACACACAATACTTGATGACTGGAAGGTTCTGCCGCGCTTGATGATGCTGGCGGTCACTGTACTGACGTATCAGGCGGTACATTGGTTTATGGGTCTACCTGACCCAAGCGTTGCCCAGTCTGGGCTCGTGAGCGTATGTATGGGCGCTCTTACGGGGTGCTTCGGCATCTGGATGGGTAAAGAGTCTAAGACTACAGTTACAAACACGGCTTCATCGTCGAAGGTAGAGTATGAGGTGGAGAAATGATACAGGCTCTAATAGGTCCAGTAGCCAATCTCGCAGGATCGTGGCTGCAAGGTAAAGCTGACAAAAACGCTGCCGATGCAGAGTTAAAGTTGACCGAGGCTAAGGCTAAGGCACAGATACTTCTTTCTGAGAAGACTAGCGTTGCCG